CATTGGGCGTAAGCGGCACTATAACGGCTGCAAATATCACAGCAAACACTGGTGTGTTTACTGGTAATGGTTCTGCTCTAACTGCATTGAACGCAAGTAATATTTCAACTGGTACATTAGCACAAGCAAGATTAGCAAACGCAAGTGTAACTTTAGGAAGCACTGCACTTACATTAGGAAGCACTGTTACTACAGTAGCAGGTTTAACTAGTGTAACTTCAACAACATTCGTTGGTGCATTGACTGGTGCGGCAACTACAGCAGGTACTGTAACAACTGCGGCTCAACCTAACATCACTTCAGTAGGCACATTAACTAGTTTAGCAGTCACTGGTAATATTAGTGCAGGCAACGTAAGTGCTACAACATTCACTGGTGCATTAAGTGGTGCGGCAACTACAGCCGGTACTGTTACGACTGCGGCTCAGCCAAATATTACATCAGTGGGTACATTGACCGGATTAACATTAGCGGCAAATGCTGACATCACAATGTCAGGCACTGGCTCAAACATCAATGGTGTCGCTCTTGTAAGTGCTACACTATTTGAAGGTAGCGGTGCTAACTTGACAACACTAAATGCAAGCAATGTCTCAAGTGGTACTCTTGCTCAAGCAAGATTAGCAAACGCAAGTGTAACTTTAGGAAGCACTGCACTTACATTAGGAAGCACTGTAACAACTGTTGCAGGATTGTCAAGCGTAACATCAACTTCATTCGTTGGTGCATTGACTGGTGCGGCAACTACAGCAGGTACTGTAACAACAGCGGCACAACCAAATATTACTTCAGTTGGTACACTAACTTCACTTGCTGTAACAGGTAACATAAGTGCAGGTAATGTGACTTGTACAGGTATAATCGGTGGTGCTGGAGCTGATTTCTTAGGTAACGTGATTACAACAGGTGCTAACTCAACAGCAGGTAGTTTGACAGGTAACTGGACATTAACTGCTGGTTCAAGACTACAAGCAACATACGCTGACTTGGCAGAAAAATATGTAGCTGATGCTCACTACGAAGTAGGCACAGTATTACTATTTGGCGGCGACCACGAAGTTACAATGTCAAATGAGTTTGACTCACATAAAGTGGCAGGTGTTGTATCTCATAACGCAGCTTATATCATGAACGCAGGATGTCAAGGTGAGCATGTAGTTGACGTAGCATTGACAGGACGTGTTCCGGTCAAAGTACACGGCCCGATCGCTAAGGGTGACTTGATGGTAACAGGTCCTAATGGTCACGCTGTTGCTAACAACATGGCGCGTGCCGGCACAATCTTAGGTAAAGCATTACATAACTTTGCTGGCGGTGACGGTATAATTGAAATAGTAGTCGGCAGAGTATAATCTCTGCCGGCTTATCTTAACAAGATAAGTATTTTGCGTGACAAACATTTTTCTTTTTGATTACGTGACCCGTCTTAGGTCTTGGGTCGATTTACGCAATAAACTTCTTAGACTACCTATCAATCAACAAGCAGTAGAAATAGATAGATTTTGGCAACGTGTACCAACACAGCATCATTACCTGCACACAGACTTTATAAAAGATTGGCCTGATCCTTGGCAATTATTATCTGACAACACATATTGTAACTATGCCCGCGCTTTGGGCATGATATACACATTGTTGCTACTGGGCAACAAAAACATTGACCTTGTTGATGCAAAAGACGATAATAGTAACGAAGTGGTATTAGTCCTAGTTGATGACGCAAAATATGTGCTGAATTACTGGCCCGATACGGTAGTAAATAATAACATCGCAGATTTTGTGATAACTAGAAAACACGATATAACACCGCTTTACTCTAAGATAGGTTGATAATGAAAATAAATGTAATAAAAAGATCTGGAAAATCAGAGCCTCTGGCCATTGAGAAATGGCAACAACAAGTAGCAAAAGTTTGTAATGGCATAGCCGATATCAGTCAAAGTATGATTGAGATCAAGGCTCAACCACATTTTCACGATGGTATCACTACAAGAGAGATTGATGAGATCACACTACGCGCCATAGTAGATTTGATTGATAGCGATACTAATCCAGATATCGGTCACACCAATTATCAATATGTAGCGGGTAAGCAAAGACTAAGCATGTTACGCAAAGACGTTTATGGAAGTTATACCCCTCCCAGCCTATATAGTATTGTAAAGAAAAATGTTGAGTTAGGATTGTATACTAGTGATTTATTATTATGGTATACTGAAGAAGATTTCAATAAGATGGATGAGTTCATAGACCATGAAAAAGATGAACAGTATTCATATGCAGCCATAGAACAATTGATTGAGAAATATCTTGTTCGCAATCGTGCTACAAAGGAGATTTATGAAACACCTCAAGTTCGCTACATGGTCGCCGCTGCGACTGTTTTCCATAATGAAGAAAAAAGTCAAAGACTACGATACATCAAGGAATATTATAATTGCGCCAGTGACGGATTATTTACTTTGGCTACTCCTGTATTGGCTGGTCTTGGGACTCCTACTAAACAATTTTCTAGTTGCGTTCTTATTCGCAGCGATGACGATCTTGATAGTATTTTTGCTAGTGGAGAGATGATGGCAAAGTATGCTAGCAAACGCGCTGGCATAGGCTTAGAGATCGGTAGATTGCGCCCACTAGGTAGCCCTATTCGCGGCGGCGAAGTAATGCACACGGGTATGATACCATTTCTAAAGAAGTGGTATGGTGATTTACGTTCATGCTCACAGGGCGGCATACGTAATGCTAGTGCTACAATATTCTACCCAATATGGCACTATCAGTTTGACGATTTGATCGTATTGAAGAATAACCAAGGAACTGATGAAACTAGAGTGCGTCATATGGACTATGGCGTAGTACTATCAGCATTCTTCTTCAAAAGGTTCAAAAACCGTGAAAATATAACGTTTTTTGACCCCAACGAAGTTCCTGATTTATACGAGGCTTTCTACTCAAATACTCAGAAGTTTGAAGAACTTTACGTCAAATATGAAAAGCGTAAGGATTTACGCAAAAAGACCATGAGTGCTGAAGAAGTGTTCAAGGGCGGTATATTGAAAGAAAGAACGGACACTGGAAGAATATACCTTGTATTCATTGACAATGTGATGAACCAGGGTCCGTTTGATCCAGAATATCATACGATCTATCAAAGCAATCTATGTTGCGAGATATTGCTTCCAACTAAGCCCTTCAAGCGATTGGACGATCCAGATGGTCGTATCGCATTATGTACATTGGGTAGCATCAACTGGGGTGCGTTTAGAAACCCAGAAGATATGCGTAGAGCATGTCGCATACTACAACGTAGTTTGTGTAATATCCTTGACTATCAGGACTTCTTGTCAATACAAAGCAAGTTGAGCAACGATGAGATACAACCACTAGGCGTAGGTGTCACTAACCTTGCTTACTGGCATGCCAAACGTGGTATGAAGTATGGTGAGAGTGATAGTCTACAAGAAGTCAAAACGTGGATGGAACATCAAGCATATTACCTAACCGAAGCTACGGTAGAACTAGCTAAGGAACGTGGCAAGTGTGTAGACAGTGATAAGACACGTTATGGTCAAGGACAATTCCCTTGGGAGCTACGCGCACCGGGTGTCAACAAACTTGCAGACTTCAAGCCTGAACTGGACTGGGAACCACTCCGTAATGAGATGAAAACACATGGCGTAAGAAATGCTACACTGATGGCAATCGCCCCTGTAGAAAGTTCAAGTGTGGTAATCAACAGCACGAACGGCATTGAATTGCCTATGTCATTGATTAGCACAAAAGAAAGCAAGGCTGGAAGTTTTACACAAGTTGTACCCGAATACAACAAGTTGAAGAATAAATATCAACTCATGTGGGATCAAACTGATTGTGCTGGATACTTGAAAACAGCGGCAGTATTAGCGGCATATGTCGATCAAAGTATTAGTACTAACACATTCTATAATCCTGCACACTTTGAAGGGCGTAAAGTCCCTTCAACATTGATAGCGAAGAATTTGATGTTAGCACATCAATATGGACTAAAGACATTTTATTATAGCCTAATCAATAAAGCTGGCGCGAAGGTCACGGAAGAAATACAACAAAATGTTCAGTCTGTGGTAGAACAAGTCAGCGAAGAATATTGCGAGAGTTGCAAATTATAATATGTTAATTGTTCGGGATAATTTTTTGTCACCTAATGAATTGGAGTGGTTGCAAAATATTGCGTATAAAAAATCACAAGAAAGTTATAATATTGCTACAAAAGGAGTAAACAACGCAATAGCAAAATTTTATACTGAAGATAAAACAGCATGGGACTTTTCCTATAACGATATAAATGGTGATTTAACAATGCCTTCATATATTTTGGGAAATCAAATAAGTTCAATTGTAAATCAAATTAGCACTGTGGTAGCAACGCACGATGATAGTTTAACCAAGCAAGATTTGGTAAACTTATATTTTATGTATCAAATTAAAGGATATGAGGTACCTAAGCATAAAGATAGAAGATTCCTCTCAACGACAGCAGAGGAGTTAAGTAAAATATATAAAGCGTTCCTTTTCTGTAACAAAGATTGGAACAAAGAATGGGGAGGCAGTCTTTGTTTTAATCACGGATCATATTTGCCAATACCCAATAGGTTAATTATTTATAGTAATGATGAGGGACATTGGGTAGAAAAAGTAACAGAAAAAGTAAATAACAATTTACGTATTATTTTTGGTTTAAGATTTAGGAAAGAAAAAAATGAGTAAAGAACAATATAATTTAAAAACTAAAACTGATTATTTGAATCGCAAAATGTTTTTGGATCCAAAAGGTCCAGTAACCATTCAAAGATTTGAAGAAGTAAAATATAACAAACTACAGAAACTAGAACAAACAGCAAGAGGTTTCTTTTGGGTTCCAGAAGAAGTTTCACTAACAAAAGACGCAAATGATTTTAAAGAAAGTAGCGAAGCAGTAAAACATATCTTCACAAGTAACCTACTACGCCAGACTGCACTTGATAGTTTACAAGGTCGTGGTCCTAGTCAGATATTCACGCCAGTAATTTCATTGCCAGAATTAGAAGCACTCGTTTACAACTGGACATTCTTTGAGACTAATATTCACAGCCGTAGTTACAGCCACATCATTCGCAATATCTATAATGTGCCTAAAGATGTTTTCAATAGCATACACGATACAAAAGAAATCGTTGATATGGCAAGTAGTGTTGGTAAGTATTATGATGACTTACATTTGCTCAATTGTAAAGTTGAAGCAGGTGAGAAGGTAAAAGAAAGCGAACATATCAAAGCAATTTGGTTAGCACTCAACGCAAGTTACGCACTAGAGGCGTTCCGCTTCATGGTAAGTTTTGCTACAAGCCTAGCAATGGTTGAGAATAAGTTGTTTATCGGTAATGGCAATATTATTAGTTTGATATTACAAGACGAGTTACTACACAAAGAATGGACTGCTTGGTTGATCAATCAAGTTGTCAAAGAAGATAGTCGTTTCGCAAAGGCAAAAGAACAATGCGAAAGTGAAGTATATCAAATGTATATGGACGTTATCCGTGAAGAAAAAGATTGGGCAGACTATCTATTCAGTAAGGGTAATGTTATTGGATTGAACGCAAATATTCTAAAAGATTTCGTTGATTATACAGCCGCCACAGCACTCAAAGAGATTGGTATCAAGTACCAACATCACGCACCAAAGATCACACCGATCCCTTGGTTCAATAAGCATAGTGATACGAGCAAGAAGCAAACAGCATTGCAGGAAAACGAAAGCACTAATTATGTGATTGGTGTTATGAGTGATCAACTAAATTATGACGACCTACCGTCATTATAATATATAAAGTAATAAGGAGAATATATGCAAGCAGTAATATGGAGCAAGGATTTTTGCGGCTATTGCGACCTAGCCAAAAGACTACTAGAACAAAAGGGCATCAAGTACGAAGAACGCAAGATTGGTAGTGGTTGGACAAAAGAACAATTATTAGAAAGTGTACCTACAGCACGAACAGTACCGCAGATATTTTTGGATGATAAACTTATCGGTGGACATGACGATTTGATAAAATATTTCAATGAGGTAAAATAAAATGGATATCACAAAAGACGAGATTTACACATTCAAACTAAACAGCGGCGAAGAATTGATAGCTAAAGTAGTTGCTGTGTCAGATACACACTATACCATATCAGAACCAGTCAGTATTGGTCCTAGCCCGCAAGGTGGTCTTGGATTAGTCCCTAGTTTGTTCACCTATAATAACCGAGAAAATGTCAGACTAAATACTAGTAGCCTAGCACTAGTAGCCCAAACTGACGATAATGTAAAGACGAAGTACATTGAAGCAACGACTGGTTTACAAGTGCCTGGTAAGAAAGTATTACTAGGATAAGGAAATGTCCGGAAAAAAACTCAGTAGAAAAGGGGACAAAAATACAACAGGTGGAGTATTACAACAGGGATGTAATACAGTTTTTGCTAATAACAAACCAGTAGCGACACATCCTAATAAAATTACCCCGCATAGTCCTCCTTCGCCTAGCATTCATAAAAATGCAGTCACTACAGATGGTAGCCCTAGTGTTTTTGCTGAGAATAAACCTGTTGTACGTGTTGATAGCAAAAATAATTGCGGTCATAAAATTGTTGAAGGAAGCGAGAACGTTTTCGTTCCATAACATATGTCAGATACAGGTATACAAAGCCCCTTAGGTATAAATGTTACAGCCTCAATGATACTTAATGAAGGCTTAAGTATCAATCCTGTTGCTCAACGTTTAATAGGCTCAAGCAAAACTAATAGTGAATATACTCCTGGATCAATCATCAATGATACATGCTTATCTTGGGTTACTCAAGCGGTTCAAGCAGCATATTATAGTAATGGTTTTAGTGAAGATGGATTAAATCCTACTGAAGTAGTTGCTGATTTAGTTGGAATAACAAATTATCTAGGTATATTAACAGTTAAAAAAATTAATAGGGGCGGAATAATTCCTAGAAATTATTTTGTAACTGATGATATGGCAGTCATATTGCCCAGCAGTCAAATGACGGGACTTGGTGCCAGATTTGAAATTACAGAAATCGGCGACACTGATTGGGCTTTACAAGATATAGATGGGCAACCACCATTCAGTGAAGATATGAAGAAAAATGCACAGTATGTGATTGCTGTGCAACCTAATCCAGATACAGGCATCGTTACTAATTTTATGCCTTTTGGTGCCCCGAATAATGATGTAGGTACAGTATTTCAATGTACTGTAACAGAACCTGCTATACCAGGATATAAACAAGGTCAAGTTAAAAAATTAGGTTATAGTGTCGGCACGATGATTAGTTCCAACGGTAGTGGATTAAATTATCCTATAGAAGGAAAAGGCAAGGCATCATCATTACAATTTTATATCGGTAATTTGATTTCCGGTGATGGCAACACTCCAGGCAGCCAATGGCAGGTATATTTCTTAGACCCAGGCACAGGCGCACCAGGTAAATGGTGTTTAAATTATACACCTGATGTTGCTGAATACATGAATTTTACAGATTATACGTTTAGATTTTATGTAAATAATCTAACTTATTATAATTCTAACATTGACAAGGCTACATATGATAATTTGTTAGCGATGGGACAAAGTAGAATACCGGCATTATCAAATAGTCTACCACCGACATATCTTGTTAATGATCCAAGTAATGTATGGCAAGGTCAAGCGACGAGCGGATATGCTATTGAAGGTGATGTTGGTCAAGGACAAGAAGCAACTTGGTTTCCCTACAATACCGATAACAATAATTATTCTGTGACACAATGGGGCTTTTTACGTTGTCTTGCTTTACAAGCATGGAATGTTTTCAATTGGCAAGGTTCAAGCCCGCTTGATGAAAATCCCGAATATAAAAATTATGCTACACAATTTTTAAACTTAGATGGGTTTATTGAACAATCTAACAAAGCAATTTTTTCTTTAAGAAACTCAGTTAACTTCCTAGAAGGTACATTCAGTAATATGAATGATTTAATTACCGGTGACATTACTGGAGTCAGTTTATCAACACAAGCATTTGGACAAGACTTGACTAACTTAGGAAGAGCATTGAATTTAAATGAAATTAGTACATTTGGAAAACCAAGCGGGTTACTTAAAACTTTGTTGATAGAAAATGCATTAACTCAGGCTGTAACATTAGCGTTGCGTTCAGCAGGATTGACCCAGCAAGAAATTGTTGATATTTCTCAAAATTTAATTACTGCTAATCAAAAACAAGAATTACAAATATATTCAGCATTTTTAGTTATAGGAGAAACGGATCTAAAACCAATATTAAAAATATTACAATGCAAGACAAAAAAACTTGTAAGATTGGCAGACTTATTAGATGTTAAAAAAATGTTTCCTATAAGTTATACAAGTTTAACGGTACCGATTTATAACACTTCTCCTGGACCTACTAATAGTAAAACATATTACTTACTGTATGTTGACCGCGAATTGAACCCTCAGTTGTTATTGCCAAAAATCAAAGAAATAGTAGGAACAATAACTCCTCCAGAACAACCGCCTGTTGTAGAGCCGCTACCGATAGTTCCTATAATAGAAACAGCGAGAGAATTGTTGGCACCTGCAGTTCCTGTTGTGGATGCTCCACCGCAGCAAGTTGTAGATTTAATACCTACAACTCTACCTCTTCCAGAAGTACCAGCCCCCGAACCTCCAGTACCGGCACAATTGCCTGTTCAAGAACCTATTCAGATAGGAGGTGGTGGAGGTTGCGTAGCACTAGAAAGTTTTGTACCATTAGTAGAGACAGAGAAGAAGCACAACAATCGCCCAATCACTAATGCATGGATGCTAGAAAGTGGTATAAAGATTAGTTTAGGTACAGAACAATTAGAGATCGTAGATGGCAAGGTAGTCAAAACATTAAACGATTATCAGCCTTGTGTGCGTATTAGCACGGCAGATGGTATAACACTTGTATGCAGTACAACTGCTCCTATATTTACAAAAGACAAAGGATTTATTCCATCAACACAAGTATATGGACAACGTGTAGCAGTCATGCGCAACGGACGTACTTGGTACGATGAAGTTGTTGGACTAGAAGATGTTGGTATGAAATTTGTGCGTGTGATTGACGCAGGCAATAATAGTTTCTGGGCAGGTGAACGTCCAGGATCCTATATACTACACCATAACGTACCAATCAATGATGATATGACCAACGCGAAGAACTAATATGGCAGATCAATTAAATTTTAATTTACCCCCGGAAGGATTTGATAGTTATCTTGCGGGAATATTACCTGAAAATTTAGGGGTAGCAGCAGGTGCATTTTCTACAAGTATGCAACAAGTTAAAAATATTGACACTGTAGATATTCAAACTTTTGCAAAAACGGTTTATAGTCTAGAAACAAATAATGGATTACCATTAACAAACGGAACAAATGTCCCTACAGATGCTTTTATAACTGACGCTGCATTAAGAAAAGTTGCGCTGGGCTCAGGATTATACGGAACATATACACACAGTGATTTTATAGGTTCAATGACCGCTTTGCCTTATCCATTGCAGGATATCTATAATGGTATCAAAGAATTGCAAACTGATACGTTAATAAACATTTATAAAGAAATTTGGGAACTTTGCACTTATAGTAGGGCCATTATCAATATCACATTTAGTCAACTGGACGAATTTAACAATCCATTACCTCCTGAAGAATTTAGAATTACAGGTGCGAGTGTACTATATCCAGGTGGAGGATATGATCCAAATAGTCCTCCTCTTTTAAATCAAGAACAAATTCAACCTACTCCACAAATAGGTACATTGACAGTAGGCAGTGATCCAAATGATCCAGCTACATATAAAAGAATAACAAGTGTGACCTTACTTCCTGCTTATCAAAATGCAATCATTACAGGAGCCCTCATACCTAGGGTAGTTCCAGATCCTCCACCTGATGCATATGGAGATATAGATGACGGTGGTGCATGGGTACTAAGACAAGCAAGAATTAATGAACTTATAATTGAAGCAGATGCAGAGATACACAATATATTGACAAGCAGTTCAGAAAACTTTGCTAAAGCAAAATTGTTAAATGCCAATTGGTATCAATTAGGAACATCACTTAAAATTGAGCAAAGAGCAAGATATACTGCAATACCGCCGGTGCCGATACCAAGAGATCCGTGGCTAGCATTATATCCTACTGCATTGTATAACTTTGTAGATGCTCTACCCACTCTTGCAGCAAATACTATGCCGCATGGACCTGCACAATCTCTTGAAATGTTATCAGATTTTTGTAGTGTAGGTGGTCAAAGTTTAGTTGGCATGATGCGTCAAGAACGTAATCAAGAACGTTTAGCAGAGATAGGGATCACATTGGATAATAATATACCTAATACAATGAGTCCTGAAGACCAAAGACAAATATTAGCGAACGGAACAAAATGTGGAGCGACCCAGGATACTGTTGATGATGATGGAAATATAATTCCTGGAGCAGGTATACAAGCAGATAATGGATTGTCGTTTACTATGCCTGCGTTTGCTGCCACAGAAAATTGTGACAATCAAATTTTAAGTCCTGTTAAAACAACAGTTTATGACAATGAAGAAGGGGCACTCAGAAAATTTCAAGACAGTAAACCAGGCACTATTGCTCCATTGCTAGAAAATCCTCCCTGCAATGCTATAGCAGGACCCACTATTCCTATAGGTGAATCTGTATTATTGGGCACCGGTATACCAAGCATTACTGATGATGAGACAGCAAATGTTGTCCCGATTTTACTAAACATTGATTTTATAAGTGGAACATTATTACCGTCCCAATACGATGTTCCCGAAGCAATTGATAATGTTATTGAATGTAATTGTGATTGTTGGATACAATAGTTACCCAAAATAGTTGTGTAGATTCATCGTCTAGTATACGATAACTACTTAATGTATTACCTGAAGTTAGCCAACTAACGTAGGAGAAACAAAATGGAAAAATCGTTGAGAGGAATTAATCTACTCATCGGGCTTGTCATAGTTGTGTTACTAACCAACTTTGTCATACTCAAGAAAGTAGATGATCTACAAAAACGTGAGATTGATCCAGACTATATGACTGCTAGTGAAGTAGAAAAAAGTCTTGATTGTCTTGCCATGAATGTGTACCGTGAAGCAGGTCATGAGCCGTTTGAAGGCAAAGTGGCTGTTGCCCAAGTTACACTCAATCGTGTAAACAGCAACAAGTTCCCGCGCGATGTATGCGCCGTTGTTTACCAAAAGACAAGATTTACTGAACGTGTGATTTGTCAGTTCAGTTGGTATTGCGATAGTAAACATCGTAATCGCCCGGTGAACGATGAAGCATACGAAGAAAGTTATCGTGTTGCTAAGATGGTATTCTTAGAAGATTTCAGACTGGAGAGCATTCGTAATGCGTTATACTATCACGCAGACTATGTTAATCCAAACTGGAAGTTGAAGCGTATTGCTAAGATTGGTACTCATATTTTCTACGAGGGATAAAATGAAAATTTCATTTAGTGTGTTGAAAGAAATGGTTGTTAACTTTGTCAGTAAACTTTGGCTTGAGTTCAAGTCAAGCATACGTCAAGTTAGTATTGACGGCATCGGTTGGACTGGGCTCATCGCATTACACGCAGTCACTATTCCAAGTTTGTTTGGATTGATGACTGGTCTTACTGATAACACGCCACCTATTGATATGGTTATTATTTTGTGGGCAGCAATGGCATTGTTCTATATCAAGGCTATTCTTGAAAAGAATGTTGTCAGTCTTGTGATTATCGGTCTAGGCTTCATCATGCAAAGTATTTTGATGGCTCTAGTTTTCTTTAAATAGTTAGTGTCTGATAATCCTTTTAAAAATAATTCGGCTAAAGGAGTAGAGAGTTTTGATGTAACAGTCGGAAACTCTCTAGTCTCCTTTTTTAATCGTAATGTTAGTAACTACCCTACAGAAGTAGGTGCGCCTAAATTTGATTTAGTTCCCGTAACTAAACAAAAAGATATTATGATCAATGTGGCTAGATTACATGCTAGTCAAGAATATGATCGTATCATGGAACTTGTCAATGTACTACAGAAACAAGCACAACAGATACAAAGACGTTTACAGTTAACTGATATGGTACATGGTGCTGAATACAAATTTCAGTTGTATCACAATCAATGCTATTGGTTAGTATGGGATACTTATAAAAATAAATCAATACTTACACCATTAGGACCTAATGACTGGCATGCTAATAAACCAGAAGAGTATGAATACTTTTGTAGAGTAAAGTGGTTAGGTGATTATACATGGATAGAGGTTAACGAAGATGGAACTGACGGAATCAAAACACTTTGATTTAGAATACGAAATGATGAACAGTGTTTGGTTTCGCAATAAAGTACGCGAAAGTGAAAGTTACGCACAGAACCTTTACGCAGCCATGTGTAATAATGAGTTTGTAAAAAACGATGTATGGCCTATACTAGAGGATAAACGTTGGGGTTGTAGCTGGCGTTATGCAGGTGGCCTTATCGCTGATTTGCGAGAAGAAGGGGACTACTTAGATTGGTATTGCAGCGGTATACAAGGTGTTACCTATGATACTGTAAAAGATGAAAAAATCTTTAGAGAAAAACAATATGTAGCAGAGGGTGCTGTGACGGATGAAATACGACACGATCTATTAAAATTAGGCTGGATAATCATAAATGACTAAATACACTCTATGATTGATCTTAAAAATTCAGGTAACGGTCGTAAATTAATTAAAATGATTATGGGCCAAACAGGTAAAAAAATGCCATGGTCAAAAGATAACCAATATCTGCAATTAAAAAAACAAAAAAACAGCAAAATAAAAAAATAACTTATGATAGAAAGCCCATGTATCGGTATTTGCCGACTTAAATCAGGTATTTGTATTGGCTGTTTTAGGATAGCAAAAGAAATCACTAAATGGTGGGACGCCACGCCTGAAGAAAAGAAAGAAATTAATGAAAGTGCTGCAAAAAGAAAAAAGGAATTTGAAGAAGGGTAATTGCCACAACTGTAATCCAGTTCAAGGTAGAAAGACCTTCTCTGTCTATAATATTTTTGTTTTTTATTTGCCCTTTTGTGTGTTAGTATGGGCAATTGTTGATCAATTTTTTGTATAAATAATTTCTTTGGCACAAGGACTGTGCTAATATATACTGTACTCATTATAAACCTATAGGAGAATAAAATGAAAACAGTCGGAGATAAGTTAGATTCATTTGCATTGACAGGCGTAAAGCCAGGTGTGTTGACCCCAGACAATGCATTTGAAACAATCACAGAAAAGAGTTTTGAAGGCAAGTGGAAGGTAATCGTTTACTATCCAAAAGATTTCACATTCGTCTGCCCAACTGAAATCGTTGCTTATGACAAGTTGAACAAGGATTTCGCTGACCGTGACGCTGTGTTGTTAATTGGCTCAACAGATAATGAATTCTGTAAGTTGGCTTGGCGTAGTGCCCATGAAGATTTGAAAAAGACTAACAGTTGGATGTTCGCTGATACTGCCCGCGGCGAAGGTTGGGAAGGTGATATTCGTGGTCTAGTTGATCAACTAGGCGTATTCTATGCACCAGCAGGTGCGGCATTACGCGCTACTTTCATCGTTGATCCAGAAAACGTCATTCAGCATGTTACTGTAAACAACTTAAATGTTGGCCGTAGCCCAGAAGAAACATTGCGTGTGTTAGACGCTTGCCAGACAGGTGAACTATGCCCATGCAATCGCACTATCGGTGGCGCAACACTATGAGTAATTGGGTAGAAAGAGTCAAGGAAAGCATTCCTGACCATAGTAAAGATGTTAAGTTAACATTTGATAATGTTTTCAAATCCACCTTACTAGACCCAATAGATTTACATGCTTGTGCATATGCTGCCGCCATCTCAGCAGGAAATGGCGAGTTAGTATTTGCCATTGAAAGTGGTAGTATTTTGTCTGAAAATGACACTGTAGTAAATGCAGCAAAGACTGCCGCTAGCCTTATGGGTATGAATAACGTGTATTATCCTTTTGTTGAGATGACAGAAGATATTGAGCTCAAACAGTTACCAGCAGGCATTCGTATGCAGGCATATATGAATCATGCTGGAGTATCCAAGAAGCAGTTTGAGATGTATGCATTATGCGCTAGCATTGTTGGCAAATGCGCACACTGCGTAAAAAATCATTATGATGTATTAAAGAAAGAGGGTATGACTACTCAGCAATTGCAGCACGTAGGTAAGATTGCCGCTGTAATTAATGCTGTAGGTAAGATTGCTCCTACTTGATACCTATAAGCATAAATCTATTATACTTAAAGTGTCCGTAATTAATTTCCTTTGTCCCTTCATATAATGTTGTGGACAAAGGAAATTTTTCTTTGAACTGGTTAAATGTTTGATTAGAATTAATAATATGCCAGTTTCCGAATTTGTCTGTCTCTTCAGGGGTTAGGTCTACAGATTGCAAGCACACTAATTTACCATTAGGTATATTATCAAACCATTGTGTACCTTGTATATCTTCAGTGCTTGTGCAAATTATTAAATCATAACCCCCGTAAAATAAATCGTTGACATTTGTTTGAATACAATTAACTTTGTTTTCAACTATGTACCACGCATTGTTTATTTGTTTAGCAATATCAATGCTATGGCTGTCAATATCAAACGCATCTATATGGGTATATAAATGTTGGTTCCTAACTAATAATAAAAAACTAGTAAGACTGTACCATGAACCTAAAATAGCAGTATAATATGGACGACTTATGTGTTTTTCTAATTCCTCACATAACCAAATTTTACTATGTATTTGTCCATGGCTAAAAGCAGCAAAATCCATATTAATATTTACTGCATAGTGAAATATGTATAAATAAAGCGTGGGCTTAATGCTCACATTTTCATTTAACCTAGGAGAAAAAAATGAAGAACGTATTAGTACTTGGCGTAGCAGCACTAGCACTAGTTGGTTGCGGTGCAAAGGAAGAAGCAGCAGTAGAAGCAGCACCAGCAGTTGAGGCTCCAGCAGAAGCTGCTCCGGCAGAAGCAGCAGCAGAAGCCGCTCCAGCAGAAGCAGCCCCAGCAGAAGCAGCTCCAGAAGGAGTTGATGGTGGTAAGGTCGCTACTCCATAATAGAGTATAAATAAAGTCATGCTAACAAACTTACATATATGGCAAAGTAACTTTACCCGTGAAGAAATGGGTAAAGACCTATATGCCTATACTTCACCAAGAATTACAGGAGCAGTAGGATAACCGGAGTGTAAGTTGTTGATTTAATTAGACTTTAACCCCGGGCATAAAAAACCCGGGGTTTTTTGTTTTATGTCTTGACTTTGTTTTGAATTCGTATATACTAGTTAGATAGTGTTAAGGGGAACGAGGCTCCGCGCACACTTTAAACAGCGCATACGGG